TTATCAAGGACAAGCAGGACTTTCTAATTGTTTAATCGCATTAGAAATGGCTAATCGTATGAATACGAGTCCTTTGATTGTGATGCAAAACTTGAACATTATTAAAGGCAAACCAGCATGGAGCAGCCAATTTATTATTGCGATGATCCAGACTAGGTTTGATGATCTTGATTATGAAATGAGTGGTAAAGGAGATAGTATTTCTTGTAAGTGTAGTGCTGTCAGGAGATCAGATAAGAAAAAGATTTATGGATCACCTGTGAGTCTCGAAATGGCAAAAGCAGAAGGTTGGACAAGAAATAGTAAATGGAAAACGATGCCTCAGTTAATGCTTCAGTACAGAGCAGCGAGTTTCTTTGGCAGACAACATGTAGCTGATTTGTTACTTGGGGTACAAACTGAGGAAGAAGTCGTAGACATCCAACCAATGAAAGTAGTAACTGAAGAAGCTAAAGGGCAGGAAGGTGAACCTGAGTTTAGAGATGGCAAATGGAGGCCACCTTTGACCGAGGAACAAAAACAAATTGAAAAGGAGGCAGAAGATGACTTTGGATTCTAAAAAAGAATTTTTAACAACAAAAGAACTTGCCGAACGATGGCGAGTAACAGAAAAATCGGTGTTGAAGTGGAGAAAGGAGGGTAAAGCACCCCCCTTCTACACGATCCACGGATCAATCCTCTACAGATTGGCTGATGTAGAGGAGTTAGAAGAAGCCAAACGTAAATCTACTAAAACCTAGCAATGTCATTTTCATTTAACGGCAGTTTATTCAAAAACGAAAAATGCGATCCATCTCGCAACCAACCTAATTTCACTGGAGTATGTGCAGTACGTCAGGAAGCTATTTTAGAATTGGTATCCTATCTGATGGATAGTCAAGCAGCTCATAACGATTTTGATGGAGATCACATTCCATTAAGAATGAGTGCTTGGGCTAAGACATCTAAAAATGGTAAGAAATTCATGTCAATTTCTTTCCAGCCTGACAACAAGGTTCTTGAAACTAAAGGAGCAAAAAAAGTAACAACTAAAGCTGAAGTCATTCCAAGTCCATCTCAAATGGAGGAAGAACTGTTTTAGTTGTTAACTTGGGTGTTTTCTCTAATGCAAGCACCCAAGTCTTTACTAAAATCAAATAAAAAAATGCTTCAACCAATTTTCATCAGTACTGTAATTAGCGCAATTTCTGTTGTAGCTGTCCGAAAGCTGACAAGACAAGAAGCTAAGATGCAGAAAGTTCTACAAAGAAGGCGACTTGACCCTTCTTAGGTAAACTAACCTTGAATTATCTTTATCTATGTCACTTACATTTGACAGTAAGAGTATTAAGAAGGTGGTGGATATTGATAGTGTCCAGCATCTTTCCAGTCCAGAATTAAGACTGTTAAAAGAAGAGTTAGAAAGGGCTATTGACACGTTAGGAAAAGAACTCGGAAACATAGCCTATGACAAGCATGTTACTGGGGAGCCTTGGCGAAGTGACTGGCATTTGCGTGTTAAGCGCAAGCAAGACATTTGCGGGGCATTTTTAGAAAAGATTGAAACAATTTTTGACGAAAAAAATAATAACTTATTTCGTAAAACTTTTAACAAACATTTTCACAATTTATTGCTAGAAATGATTACATTAGATCAGTACGAGACGCTAGAACGACAAGCCAAGGACTTGACGTTTAAAGAACTCCTCTAACCACTATCAGATACTCTGTTACTTCTGCCTTCCCAGGCGACTGGGGGGTGGAACCAATCTCTTATGGAATCAACACCTACTTCAAAGCCTGGTACTTCGACGGACGTGCCGTCTACTGGGGAGCTTTATACGACACTTTCAATGGAGCTGAACACGAAGCTAAAGCCTTGGCAAATAGAACAAGGGAAAGCTGAATTTACGAATTTTTTATATGACCTCTTTGATCGAGATAATGCTCCGATTGGACTTAGAGGAACTTATACAGGTCTTTGGACTCAATTTAAAAAGCTTGAGTGCTTTGATCCTTTACTCCCAACCATGATTAAAACTAAATTTATCCTTGATTATCAAAATGGCATCACCAAAATTTAAACTCGAAGATCAAGTTATTAAAAAACAGGTTAGAGGCATTTGTTTATCTTTAGGTACTACCTCTGGAACCATTATCAAAGTTCTTGAAAAACACAATAGAAGAGGTCGGATTTGTTATTACTACGGTGTTAAATGGCCCGATGGGCGCAGGTCGGAACACGCACAACACATTCTCGTTCCAGCTCCATGAACTATGATTTAAAACTTCAACCATTTGTTGAATATCAAAAGCTTTTAGAAGCAAAAATCAAAAAACTAAATCAACAAGTAGTTTTACAAAGAAAACGTAGAATTACTGTTGATAAAGAAGGAAACGTATATGACTAAAGCTTACGCAGAATGTCCTAAGTGCGGTCAACCTAGAACTAGAGTTGTCTGCACCAAAAGAGATGAGGCAGGTGTTCTTATTAGACGCAGGCATTGTTTAATTTGCGAACACCGTTGGTACTCCATTCAGTATCCAGAAGTCGCTGTTGAAGATGGCGAAGTTAAATGGATAAAAACAGGATCTAACGCAACATTTGTCCCTTCACCTTGAAAAAATGATAGACATCCCTGAAAACGAAGGTCTGGTTGTTTACTCAGCAGGCCATTACTTCAAGATCATTGACGGAGTACGTCACTGGTTGACACAGCCCCCTAATGACTATATTTGTACTGATGGATCAGTAATTAACGAAACTTGCCGTCATTAAGGTATCACTCAGGAAGAATGGTTCTTTATGAGCCAGAAGAAAATGAGTGGCGTGTCAAGATAAAAACTAAAACTGGTAAGTTAGACCTTCCTTTAGATGCCAAAGAACTAGAACCTGCTGTATTAGAGGCTGAATACCTTTACGCAGACGCTAGGGCTATTGACCAAGGTAAACCAAGGTGTATTGATTGCTTGCACTGGTTAGTTGTTAAAGCTGAATGTGGCTTAGGTTTACCTGAAGGAAGATCAACTGGTGGAGAATGGGCTAAGGATTGTGCTTGTTTTTGGCATAAGGAAGAATAGCGTCGAGTTCATCTTCTAAGCATTCAGCGTAATTTGCGACTTGATCAATTACTTTATTTAATCGAAAATTTTCCTTGGCTAACAGACTAAGCAAGTCTCCAACATTTTCTCCTTCTGGAGCATTTTTCATTACTACTCTTAAAGCAATTTCGACTATTAATTCTTCTTCGTAAGTAATTTCAGTTGCCAATATAGGTCTAGGAGGTTTGTCTTGTTTTTCTTTCTTTAACCAATATGACCAAGGCAATTGAAACTTCATATCGTTATTAGTGAAACCTCTTGCATCTTATGTAGCCTATGGGATGGGGATCGTTTGACAACAAGAGGCCCACTTTTCGCAGAGGGCCATCGCTTTAAAACCCTCATTTGTAATGTAACTATTATTAACAGGAGACGCAATGGGACTACTTAACTTCCTTGGAAGTGGTTTTGTTTATAGGAGTCCAAAAGAACGTGAAGGGTATGCAAGGTTTCTGGAGATGTTGCCGAGTCGAACACTTAGATCATTAGCTGGAAGCAAAGCTCATTGCAGCAAAAAAAAATTAGTTGAAATTATCCTGAAGCAGTAATTGATAAGCAGTTTGCATCCTTAATTGATTTTGCCTTTCTTCTGCTCTTCGTTGCTGTCTGCGAAGTTCTTTACAATGCTCACACTTACATTCAAAGATCACTGCAAATTCGTATTAGATTTGGGGTACAACCTTGACTGAAGGAAATTAACAGCCTCGTCATCCAGTGTATTTGTAGTTTGTTTTGCTGCTGATTTCAATAGATCCAGTAACAGTTTTTTACCTGCCTCACTACGCAAATAAGCGTAAAGAAGAGGTAGTAAAGGTTTAAAAAGTTTTCTCATCATTAGACTCGGTTTTTTTAATCTTATATAAAAGATTTATTTTTTGCTTTGAGTCGGAAAACGACTAAGATAATTTAGTAATTTACTACTCACACAAGTAAGTTATTGAACACGCAGTGGGATGCGATGTTAGTCAGAACCCCTTAGCTCTTAGAGGACGCTAGGGGGTTTTGCTATTGGCCCCTCCAATTACGAGGTCTAACTGAATCAAGTCTTACGAGTTCTTTGTCTATAGCGTTCAGACGATGAAAGATTTCTCGAATGTCGCCTTGTCTTTTATTAGATCGGTTTCCTAAGACCATCAATAACGCCGATACCATTGCACCGATTAAAGCAGAATAAACTTCAGGCATTTCTATTCAACCAATGACCTTGTTGGATATTAATCCATTCCTTCTGGGCAGCCACCAGATCAGGTTTAGAAATGTCTGGATCATTGATTAAACTCCATAATTCGATACGCTTATTAATCTGATCGACTGTTAGGCCGTGAGCCTTAGCAATTGTTTCTTTCTGCTCTTGGGAAAGGAACTTCATTACGTTTGAACGATTTACGACTAATGTAGGTATGTTTGCTACTTTTTCTGCATGGCCGAAACAAAAACAGACGAACCAAAAAAGAGAAACCCTTTTCAAAAATTCAAGGACGGATTAGATGACACCACGACTACACTGATAAAAATTGTAGTTCTTGGGTGGTCGGGTGCGATTCTGACTTTAAACTACGTTTCCATCCCAGGAATACCCCAACAAAAAATAGATCCGACATTTATAGCTTCAGTTTTTACAGGGGTTCTGGCTTCCTTTAATATTTCAACCACTTCTAAAAAAGGAGATGGAACTTATAAAATAGATGAAGGGAAAAGTAAAACAATAGGAGGAACAAGTTATCAAACTATTAGAGTGGAGACACCAATAAAGCTTGTACCAATGGAGCCAAAGATAGACCCCCTCACTAATAAGCCTATAGATCCACAGACAGGCAAGCTCACATGAAAAAACTATTTTTGATTCTTTTCTTAGCGGCTCCTGCTGCTAATGCAGATTTGACGCATAGCATCACTTCGAGCGCACAATTGACCGTCAATGCGGCAGTAACTCAAGCTGAAAGAATTGGTACTTCTTTTAGTATTTCTGGCACTGGAGTTGACGTTACGGATGGGACGACTGCTGGGACGCTCAGTGCTGGCACGATTACATCTGGTGTCTATGCACCAGGAACCATTGCTGCAACCCAGAATGCGACCTCTGGAGAATCATTTTCGTTCAGCCAGTCTCTGACAACAGGAGATGCGGTTCCTACCAGTGCGCCAGCAACAGGAGCAGTGCCAAACTTCGGTGATGTCACATCGCACAGCTCTGGCGTTGCAGGATCGCTTGCGGGTTCTGTAACCTCGGCTGGGGTTGTCTCGCTCACTGCTGGAGGCCAAGGCACAGTTGCTACGGGATCTGTAGTAAGTTCCGTCACCGTAAAGTAGAAAAATGAAGAGGTATTTACCGTTATTATTATTATTAAATATACCTCAGACTTTAGCCGTACCAGTGGTTCCCAACTTTTCAAGTGGAACCATGTCGGCAGTCACTCGCACTACTCAAAATGTTACTGAATCTATTGTCTCTACTGATTACAACACTGGGCATACTTATACGATCAATGGAACGAATTTGTCTATTGATGGTACAACTCTTTCGCCGCCTCCAGAGCAAACGTCCCAAACGATTAACGGAGTAAGTTATACATGGACTGGTGCAGATCTAACACAAAAACCAAACGTTACGATTGCAAACCCAGGAGAAGCTTTTCAATACGCAGAAAGTTACATTGGCCCTGGTCTGTCAAACATGACAACAATCAATCGTACTACCGTACTAGAAAGTACAACAGAAACTACTTCAGTCTTCTCGCAATAATATTATTTAGTGGTCAAAGTGCGTTAGCTAACACCTCACAGACGGCTGCTCCCGTGGCAAATACCTCAGCAAGTCTGACCAATATGGCAATACAAACATTACAGGGAAATCTTATACAAAACCAATACGGAGGTGGAGTTGTTTGTCAAGGGCCAATGTTGACCTTTTCTCCCTTTGTAACTGATTCACATTCTTTCTCTAAACCAAGAGAATACTGGTATGAGAACCCTGTCTATAACGATGATGGTACAATTCTTTATTACCAAGATGTGAGGACAGGTCAGAAGGATAATTATGCACTTAATGTTGGAGCAAGTTTAACTTTCTCAATGCCACTTGATCGAAGATTTCAACGTACTTGCTTGAAAAATGCAAAGCTACAAGGAGAACATCAACAGCAATTAATAGAAAATAAGAAGTTAGATTGGCACATCGCAAGATTAAAACAGTGCGGAATCTTGAAAAAAGATGGAATAGAATTTGCACCAGATTCTCCTTACTTTCATCTATGCGAAGATATTGTTGTTAAACCTAAAATGGGTCAAGTTTTACCTCATAGACATGTTATTTCTTCTCCTTTAGAGGTGGTAAACCCCTCTTCTCTCGATAAGAATTAGTTCTTTTTTCAGATAAGTTTGGTCGTTTTACTTTCTTACCTAATATCTTTTTAACTCTATTTACTATCTGTTTAATAATGGGCTTGACTGCCTTCAAAAGCAGTGGTGCGCTGAGTGCTGCTGTAGTTGCTACGAGCGTTATCCCCCCAGTTTTAACGACTTGGGGAACCGTAGGTATGGCATCAATTATCTGTTGTTGAACATTTAATTTTTTATATCTAGTTACACAACGGTTTCCGACTAATTCATACTTGATAATTTGTTTAGTTCCTTCTTCTACCTTTGTCCCAACTTCAGGCGCACCATCAGGAGGGCAAGCTTCTGGCTGCACTTCTGGCACTTCTGCTGCTGGAGGCGTTTCTGGTTCTTCGTATCGTTGAGGTTCTTCTTCTTTTATCGGGACAATCCTTAATGGTTCATAATTTATAGGATCAAACGCAGGCGCACCAGCACCCGAACACAAGATCAGATTATGCTCTGGATCAGTATCTATTAGTGCATCATTTTCAAAGTTTTTTCTTGCTTTAACACAAGGCATTTCAATTACTGGAAATCCTATTGGGATATTGATAGGAACGCTTGGAGCTATAACAGTAGGAGCTTTAACAATATATAGATTAATAGGTTTTATCCCAACAAAAGGGATCTCAATTTTAGGGATCATTCCTATTAGCAATCATTCCAATCTCTTGCTACGTCACTAGCTAAATTTCCAGAAATTTTCCTAGCTTGACCAAAAAATAATCCTGCAAAGACGGGGCCAACTATAGGAAGCTGACTAATAGCAGGCGCACCTGCGGCCCCTATGCCAGAACCAATAATCTCACCATTAGCTTCGCCTTTTATCCCAGCTTCTAAGCAAGCCATATCTATTGCTTCTCTTTCTTCTTGAGTGTAAACAGGTCTTTCTAATGCAACTGTTTCTTTATGGACAGCAATTTCTGTTGTACCTTTAAACCCAGGTCGAGTTTCTTGCTTGGAATATAAAAGCTTCGCAGGATCATGTTGATTAGAGGCCATTGTCCAAGAATGCTTATTACCTTCCTTCTCACTTCGTATAGAAAAACTTGAATATTTATTGCTAGGAAGTGCTGCTAGGTTTGGTATTCCAGAATCCTTGCGAGCCAATATCATTAAAGTAAAAAAATTACTTGATATAAGACCAAAGCCAAGAATAACAGCTAAGAGTTGAGAGCTAGATTTAAACATTTAAAAATCTCTCAAAGGAAGACCTATAGCTTTCTTCTCTTCGTTCGTTTGCTGTGCAGGACTTAAAGGGCCAGTAGGTAAAGCAGGGCCAGATAATCCAGGTAACTTCATAGCACCCATTACCTTTTCCATTGCTTTATCTTGAAGCATCTTTTGGTTGTCCTCGTTGGTAATCCAGAGAAACCCAAAAACTCCACCACCAGTTATACCCAAGACAAGTACAAACGAAAGTGCTGAAATAATGTTGAAAACTTTTTGCATAAAGCAAGCTATTACTGGTATGACTCTAATCCTTCAAAGGCGTTCGTCAATATTGAACGATAGGATAGCCCTTGGCTTATCTGATTGGGTTGGCCTGACGTAGTGCATCAACATCGAAGGAAAAAATATTAATGTCCCTTTATTTACTTCAGGCTTATATTCAAGATTATCTCCAGTAATAAAATTATTTAGAGGTGCAATAAATCTGGTTGACTCATGTTCAGTAGGATCAAATTTAATATAATAAACCGCACTGAATCCAGTCATACCATGATTATGAGGAGTCATAAAGCAACCTTTAGTGTATTGCTGCATCCATGCCTGTGAAATTATAGGGTTACGAAAACCAGCCGAAAGGTATAGGTCTTCTAATTCCTCCCGCAATATTTCAACGACATCAGGAAGATAATTTTTAGAAGCAAAAAAATCCGTATAAACATCGGAAACAGGATCTTTCTTTTCTAAATTTTTTTCATTACAAGTGAAAATATTTAATATTTGAAGCTGTTTATTTAGATCTAATTGATGAATAAAAAAAGGAACCTCAAATTTTCTTAGAGGTTCCATTTAGTTATTCAGCAGCAGGGCCAGAAGTCCAAACTTCAGTAGGAGCTTTTAGTGCTGCAACTGAATTTTTAACTGCATCTTCATTGGCAGTTACGGTATCAGTACCAAGTTTTGCTTTAACGGCTGCAACTAAAGCAGCATCGCCTGTTCCTAAAAACTCAGAATAGTCTTTCATATCTGAATCAGAAGGACGATCCAAAGAAACTTCACTGTAAATAGAATCGGTGGTATCACCATCAACACCAGTTACACGATAAGAAACGCTAAGAACGCACTTCTTACCAGCAGTTTCATGCTTGTGAGAGTCAACAGACCAAGTAATAGTTGCAGCCATTAGAACAATGTTTTGATTAAGTTTACTCTGAAACTACTTCACAAGCAGGATCTGGTGCAGCAGCATCCTTCTTCAATTCTTGAAGTGCTTCTATAGCACCTGTGATTTTAAGAATCTGTTGAAGTTTCTCTTGTTGAGCCTTTGTTTTTTCGTTGATCTCTTCTTGACCAGCGTTATATTCATCGGCAAGAGTTTTTGCTTCTTGTTGCTTGGAAGCTAGAAGCTCATCTGTACTAGGCATAAGGATAAGTAATTACTTTGGAATTGTAGCTAAGAATATGGACTTGTCCCAAGTAGGGTTGAGTCCCATTGCGCTTTTAGTTCATCAACTGTAGTAGCTGAATCAAT